CCCTCCAAAGTGTGAAAATAGGGAGGCGAGGGAAATCCCCGCCCCCCTGCGTCAGCTTTAGCCGCCCGGTGTGACGGTTCCCTTGAGCTGTTCCTTAACCCAGGCTTTCGCCGCGGCCTCGGTGGTGAGCTCCTCCGTAATTCTCCAATCATCGGAGTTGCAACGGAAAACCGTAAAGGTCGTGGAGTTCGTACCGAACGTGATAGAGTCCGCCTTGGTGGCGGCGTTATCATTTCCGAGCACGGCCTTAACCCTGGGGTAGAAATAGCCCTTAAAGAGCTTCACACCCTTACGCATAAGGACTTTGTAATAGGCGAGGCCGCCCAGCGGCGCGGAGTCGCCCGCCTTGTAGTGGACTTTCTTCTCCTCGACGGTGCACCCGTAGACCTCTGCCGCGACGTCGTCCGTCATGTCGTCGGTCTCCATAGCCACCGAGCCGGACGAGAACTCGTCCACGCTCTCGGCGAGCTCGTCGTCGGCGTAGAGCTTGCCGGAGGCAAGGTTTACGGTGAGATCAGCCTTGACGAGGCGGCCAATATTGACCGGGCCCTCGTAGGTGGGGAGGGCGTCGTCCGGCTCGGTCTTGATCTTGGAAAAATGCGGATACTTAGCTCCGAAACTTGCCATAGTAAAACCTCCTATTGAGAATTAAAGTTTTTTGCCGTCCAGGTAGGCGTGATAGACTTTCTCGCCCGCCGCAACGGCTTCTTGTTCTTTCCGCTCGTTCGCGGTTTTGAGGGCAGGGCGGCCCGGTTGGCCTCTTTTGCCGAACTCATTCACAAAGGCGACCTCCGCGTTACGGGTGCCGCGCTTGTTGTGGCCCTGCGGGGCGACGGTGATCGACTTGTCGAGCCCCGTCCGCTTGATCTTGCCCTTTTTGATCGAGGCGGCGGTCGTGCCCGTATAATACGGGCCTTTCCACATTCTCGACGCCTCCGACCGCTGGGCGGCCTCGATTACGTCGGCCTCTGCATTGAGCATTTGATCCGTTACGGAGTCCGGGAGGCGGGCCAGTTCGTCGAGATCGCCGATCAGGTCGTCGAGGCCGGAAACGGACATGGTTCCCATTATTCCGCCCCCACTCCCCGGGCGAGCTGACACTCGAAAACGTGGTGCTGTCCCTCTTTGTCCGAGGCGTTTGTATAGCTCGGCCAGGTAGTACCCGCCGCGGCCAGGGCTTTTTTAATGGCCCGCCGCTTCTCGATAGTGTCCTCGCCTGTCGGGGCGAATAGGTGGACGGAGATCGAGAAAAGCTCATGCTCCGGCTCGTCGTCGCCGAAATCGGTCGGGGTGGATATGTACCCGAATGTGATATAGGTCGGCTCGGTGCCCTCGTAGGTGTCGGCCTCGACGGGCGCCACGGGCTCGAGAGTGGCTTTCAGTAGGCTATTGACCGTCATACCGCCGCCCCCTCTCCGCCGCCGTCCTGGGCGCCCTCGGCGGGCTTCGGGGCCTCTTTGCAATTAAGCTCGATAACCTCGCCCGCTCGGGTGTACGTCCTCACGACCTCGTAGGGGTTTCCGCCGTATTCGATCCGGGTCTCGCTCTCATAGTCCGATCCTCGCACCTCGAGGACAAGGGCGATTTTGTCTCCGGCCTGTTTGGCGGCGTAGAACTCGGATCGGGTCGCGGATTTCTTGTTGACGAAAACCTCCCGCCGCGCTTCGGCCTCGACCTTGTAGCCGTTTTCGTTGACCGTTTTTTTCACGCCGACGAGGGTCGCAATATCTCGCCAATACACGAGAGCTACACCTCCTCCGTGGGTTCGATATACTCCGAGGCCATAGAGAGCGCGATCTTTTGGCCCCTGAACGAGGCGCGGTATTTATCCGCGTCGTCGTTGTCGAGGCCAAACTCCGCCTTGACATAGGTTGAAATTGCTTGCTTTACGAGCGGATCGGTCTCGTCCGCCGCCCTGGCCGGTAGGACGCCGCCGCGCACGAGATCGGCGCGGGCGGCGAGGATCAGGTCTTTAATTTCCCCGTCCAGCTTATCGACGGACGAGCGCACCCGGAGACGAATATCGGAGAGGTACTCCGAGGAGACCTCCGCCGCGGCGGTTGTGTTCGCTTGCTCGCTCATGGCGTCCTCCTTAACCCGAGATCGTGTACTCCGCCGTCAGGACGTCCGAGGCGGTATGCCCGTCCGCGTAGGCTTTCGCCTTGATCGTCACGGCCTCCGTAATGGTGATCTTGTTCTCGTAGAGGGTGGACGACTGCGTCGGGTTAGACTTGTCCAGCGTGTAATAAATCCTCGCTCCATCGGTCGCAGAGGAGAGCTCTACCTCCGTACCGCTGGCGACCGGGCCCGCGGCAGGGTTCGCCGCGGGCGTCTCAGTCTTGGCCGATGGAACTACGCTTTTTTTACGCGGATAAAGCCGTTTTCGGTGACGACGTTACCGCCGATCATGGCCTCGCCCATGACAGCGAGGAGGCCCTCGGCGAATTTGTAATCGCGGGAGACTTCCACGGAGTAGGGGCCGAACAAATCGAGCTGATAGGCGTAGGGCTTGCCGTATGCCATGCAGTAGGACGCCGCGGCGGTGCCGGAGGCAGACAGCGCGGGAAGATCGTCCACAATGCAGAACTTCACGACGAGGCCGCCGTCCTTGATGGTGCCCGTTGTGGTGCTTTCCTCGGAGAACTCGATCTCATAGACCGCCTTTTTCTCGTTGGTGCCGCGGACGTCACCGAACGCGATCAGGTCGGTCTTGTTCAGCAGGAGGACGCCGCCGCCCTCGACGTTCTTCGCGCCGCCGTAGCTGAGAGCAATCTTGCGGAGCGTGGTCTCGTCAATGGAGGAAATCTCGAGGTCGGTTCCGGCGCTGATGGCCGCGGCCTTGAGAATACCCGTAGGCTCGGGGATCGTGGCGGCAGGATTACCCGTAACGATCATGGTTCCCGTCTTGGCGCGGAGAGCGTTCAGGGCGGACGCGGAAACGCGATCCTGATAGTTGAGCGGGGTCGTGCGCTGGATATTGCGGGAGACATAGGAGAGGGTCGTTACCAGGGTCGGCACGATCTTAGCGATCTTGAGGTTCGGAGTGCTTTCGGGGGTGGCGGAGCCGTCGTCTTTCTTGGTGGCCGCGGTCTGACCGCCGCTTACCTCGTAGGCTACGGAGTCCTCGCCCATACCGTCAGCGGGGACGACGCGCACCATATCGACGATCCCGGAAACGACATTCTGACCGGGGTTAATGCCGGAGACGCGGGACGGCTGGGCGATATTGCCCCCGGACAGCGTCAGGGAACGGTGGAGGGCCTCGGTCGTGATCTCCATGCGGTGCTCAGTCGCGAAACGCTGGGCGCGGGCCTCGACCTCACCGACGCCGATACCCTGCAAGTCGGCCATGCGGGCCGCGCGAGCGTTTACGCCATAAGGCAGGCCACCGCCCGCCGCTTCGCCGTGAGCGCCGCCGCGGCCAGTAATGGGATTGACGGGGCCCGGGGTGGGATCGCCCTCGTCGCCGGAGCCACGGTCGCCCTGGCGGGGATCAATGCCGCCATTGAGGCGGCGGGTCGCGGCCTCTCTGCGGTCGAGCTCGCGCTCCTCTTTGTCCAGGTCGTCAAGCTCACGCTCGAGGGCGTCCATATCGACCTCGTCGGTTCCGGCCAGCATGGCGCGGATTTCGGCGCGGCGCTTTGCGATTTCCTTACGTCTTTTTTCAAACATGGTTCTTTCCTCCTGTCATTCGTCAGTATGTGAGTAGGTACGAGTGCGAGCTAAAAGCCTCCGCCGCCTCGCGGCTTGCTCCAAAACCTTAACCTCTTTCGAGTGCTCCACCTCGAAAAAGGATCGTGCGGAGAGGGACGTCTCCTCATACGCGGGAATATCCACCGCGGAGACGTCGTATAGCTTGCGGATTTTAGTAATCGTCCGGGTGTGCGTGACGTTGTCATACTTGGACTCGCGCACGGAGAACGAAAAACTCATTTTGTCGATATAGCCGCCGTCGATCTCCTCGTAGAGATCGCGGCCCGCGGCGGTGCCGGAGAGATCGGCCTCCATATCGACGCCGCGGTCGGTGATATTGAGGCTCAGAGTCTTATTACGGAGGCGGGCGACCACCTTTCCGCCGTGGTTGTAATTCATAATCACGTCGGACATATCGCACCCGTCAAAGGCGTGGCGGTCGATCACCTCGTAATATTTGACTCCGTCATACTCATAAAGGCACGTCGGGGAGTCGAACACTACCGCCGTACCACGGACGCGATATGCGTCGTTTTCTCCCTCGCGTGGAATGAGGGAGAAATCTTGCAAGGCTCTATATTCTCGGCCTTTCTTGATAGGCATTTACTGCCCCTCCTTTCCTGTTTTCGGCTCTGTCGGCTCGGTGCCTTTCTGTGGATCGTCGGGCGGAGGGTCGGTCTCCGTCGTCTGGCCCGTGCTCCCGAGCTGGTATTTGTCGATAATATCGGCGTTTACCATGTTCAACGTCTGCACCCTGCGGGCGCCCTCCTCGCCGCCGATGGGCGGGAAACCAAAAATATCGAGAACTTGATCCAGGGAGACGGCGCCGATATTCGTCAAGAACTGAGCCGCCGAGACGCGCTTGTCGAGGGTCTCAAACTGAATGCGATCCAGCTCGCAAACGATCTCATTTCCGAAACCCTGCTCCCGCTCCGTAAATAGGGCATTTGTGAGGCCTTGGGCCAGTTGCATATAAAACGGGGCGAGCTGGCCGCGATAAAAGGCGTCCATTTTTTCGGCGTCGGCCTTGTTTTGAACGATGTCCTCATTCACGCCGAAATAGTCGTAAATCTCCCGCCGCACAAATTCGAGTTGTCCGACTGGGAGGGGCGTTTCCTTTTGCGTGATGGGCGTATATTCGTACTTGTTATCAATGACGATCACGCCCGCGCCGTTCGTCTCCATGCGGAGGTTATCTCGAATGAAGTCGTCGCGGCGGCTGTTCAAATCCTCCTGTTTGGTGACGCTGTTCGCCTTGAGTATGCCGCGGATCACGGAGACGAGCTTTGCAAACTTGCTCATACTCTTGTTGAACGAGTCCGCGGTCTCGAGGGTGGGCGTCAACGGCGTGTTGTTGTCGCCGAAAATATCGTTATCGAGATAGTGACGGCGGAGGTGGATAATCTGCTCGTATGGGACGGTATAGACCGAGCCCGTGGCAAAGGTGAGGCGGGCGTACATTTGGCCCATGTACTCGACGAGATCGACGCGGGAGGCGTTGATCGGGTAAATGGCCGTGAGCTTTCCGCCGTCGAATACGGGTAGAATAAAGGCGTTGTTGTAAACCGCAAATTGAGCGGCCACCCGGTAATAAAAGGCGTAGGCCGTCATATACGGGTTGGGCTTGCTCTGCAAAAGGCGGTTGATATAGTCGGACATATCCTCGCGGCGCCCGCTCGCCCGCCGAATGTGCCTCGGCTGGATTTTGGCCGCGTTTCGCGCCCAGGCGTCCACCGCGGCGCGGACGGTCGCGATATCCCAGGCCCGCCCGGAGAACGGCGTAAAGCTCGAGTCGAAAGAGGAGAGGAGCCGAAACGCCGGGAGGTTTGAGCCTCCGTCGCCCGTGGGGCGTTTCCCGAAAATGCTTTGAAATAGGCCTCGAATGTTCATTTTTTCACCCCACGTTATACATGAAATCTTCGTAATACTTGACGTAGATCGTCCAGGCGTTGAGGAGCGAGACCATTCCGTCGATCCTGCGCTTTTCGGTGATCTTTACGGGCTGAATGTTGTTGAGGCCCGATTTTTTGACGCCCGTATTCGTCAAGCACCATACGAGCATAGGGTTTCCGTTGTAATTGACCTGTTTTCCCTCGAGAGCGGCGCCCATTTCCCGCATGGGCTGACTCCATGTATAGGGGCCCTGGGCGACGGCCTCCATGTCGAAACCGTTCGATTTCATTTCGTCTACCCAATAACCCGCGAGGGCCCGGTCGTAGCCGACTTTTATGCAGTCGATTTTGTACTCGTCCCGCATTTGACAAAACCAGGCCGTGACGTCGGAATAATTGACGCGGTTTCCCGGGCAGATGGTGAGGAGGCCGCGGTCGGCCCATTTTCGATATGGGGCCTCGTTTGTGTTCTTCTCCTCGAGGTGTGCGACGCGCTTTTCCGGGAGAAAATATTGTTGCAGAACATAGACAATCGGGTCTCCCGGCTTGCGTATGAGGAGCGTCGCCGCGGTGAGGTCGGTCGTAGCCGAGAGGTCGCACCCGCCGAGGGCGTAGGTGTTATAGACGTCCTGGAACTCAAAACGGAGGTCGCTCTTAATGGCGTCGAAAGAGAGCCAAACCGCCGCCGACACTTCCCGGATATTGAAATCCTTGCAGAGGACGCCGGGGAGATCGTCGGGGCTGTTCTTCGCCCGCTGGACAAAGTCGGCAAGGGTCTTATACTTCTTGATCGTCCCGAGGCCCGGGTTCGCCTTTTGCCATTTGGTCGGGTCTGTCCACTCCTCGCGGGCGTCCAGCTCGTAGAGGATCGGGAGGAAAGTCGGCTCCTCCATTTCGCCGTCCGCAATTCTGCAAGCGATCTCATAGAGGCTATCGAAAACGCTCTCGCGGACGGTGCCCGCGGTGGTAATCATCACAACGAGCGGTTGGCGGCGCGAGGAGGTGGACTGTTTCATAACCTCATAGAGGCCGCGATCCTTTATCGCGTGGAGCTCGTCAATGATTACGGCGTGAGAGTTCAGGCCGTCCAGGGTGTTAGAGTCCGAGGCGAGGGCCTCAAAGGTCGAGGCCGTAGCCGGAAAATAGAGATCATTCCGCCGCTTTTTCAGGACGGCCCGTAGCTCCGGCGACTGCTTCACCATGTTTATAGCTTCGGTGAGGACTTTTTTTGCCTGGTCTCGTTTGGTGGCGACGGAGTAGATTTCCGCCGCGCCCTCATAATCCGCGATCAGCATATAGAGCGCAATAGCGGCGAGGAGTGTCGATTTTCCGTTTTTACGGCCTACGAGAAACATCGTCTCGCGGTATCTGCGGAAACCCGTCTCCCGCTCGAGGAAACCGAAAAGGGCTTGAATATAGGCCTTTTGGAAAAGCTCGAGCTTGAGAGGGGCACCGATCACGCCTTGAGACTGCTTGCAAAACCGCTCCGCGAATAGGATCGGGCGCTCGCCGACGTCCTCGTCGAAATAGTACGGAGAGGCCGGATCGGGCTCGCGGATTTCCCGGGCGAGGCGCTCGTAAACGGCACGGACGCGCCGGGAGGTGACTACCTTTCCGCTCTCGATTGCCTCCCAATACTCGAGAATGTAATTCACCGCTTACCAGCTCCCGCGGGCTTCGTGGCGAAATTCATAAGCTCCTCTCCGGCCTGTTTCTGAGTTTTCTCCGGGAGGAGGTCGAGGAGACTTTTCGAGAGGGAGGTAAACGACTTGATCGTCGTATTGTAGCTCTTGAGGGCCGGGGTTTCGCGGCGTAACTGCTGGGCGCCCTGCTTAAAATCTTCGATCAGGTCGCCCGCGTTGATCTCCTCGACGAGGCGCTCGAGAGTGACGGTCGTAACGGCAAATTGATAGATCAGGCCGTC